ATCTTCTGCCAGAGCTACAGCATAGACGATAACCCCTTCCTGGACCCGGTGTTCGTTGCAAACCTCAAGCGCGAGTATACCGGGACGGTGCTGTATGATCGGTACATCCTTGGCCTGTGGGTAGCCGCCGAGGGCGTGATTTATAAGTTATTTGCCGACCACCCGGAGCGGTTCATTGTGGACGATCTGCCAGACCAGAAGATCCGGCATTGTGTCATCGGCGTGGACTTCGGCGGCGGAACAAGCGCCCATGCGTTCACCTGCACAGGCTTCACAACGGGCGGGGCCATCGTGACGCTGGATGATTACCGGGAGAAACAGGCGCTTGACCCGGCGAAGCTGGAGCGGGATTTTGTGGACTTTGTGAAGCGGTGCCAAATGCGCTGGCTGGTGACCGATGTGTGGTGCGATTCGGCAGAGCAGACGCTGATCAACGGGCTGAGGAACGCGGCGGCGCGGGCGCGAATCGGCGTGAACATCGGCAACGCGCTCAAACGCCCCATAAACGACCGTATAAGGGCCTTGTGCCTGCTGATGGGCGCGGGGCGGTATTATTGCGCCCCCAACTGCACGAACACCATAGACGCGCTTAAAAGCGCATTATGGGACAGCAAGCACAACACCGAGGATGTGCGGCTGGATGACGGCACAACGAACATCGACTCGCTGGACTCGTTGGAGTACAGCTTCGAGCGCGAAATCCCGAACCTGATAGCGGGGTGGTGACATATGCAAGTATTATCAAAAATCAAAGATTGGGGGCGAAGGCTCATGGACAGGACGGCAAGCGCTACGGGCATCGCCCGCGAATACAAGACCATTTTCGATTTGGGCGGCGTGCCATCGTTCGCGCAGTTTTATGACTTTGGCATCTTCGTGTGGAAGATGATCTACCGGGGCTTTTATAAGCCTTGGCACCTGATTCCCGCGCCCACCATCAGCGACCCGAAGGCCATGCGGCAGGTGTACCGCATGAACGCGGCAAAGGCCGTGTGCGCGGAGCTGGCGGGGCTGGTATGGGGCGAAGAATGCCAGATCAGCGTAAGCATGGACGGGCACGAAAGCACGGACGAAAACCCCGACCCGCTGAACATGTTCATCCAGAAGGTGCTTTGCGAAAACGCTTTCCGCGAAAAGATGCAGGAAAGCATCGAGCAGGGCGCGGCGCTGGGCGGCAGCGCCATGAAGGTGTGGCGGGATGTGCGCCGGGACAGCGAAGGCCGGGAAGTGGAAGGCACCGATAAAATCAAGATCGGCTATGCTATGGCCGACCAGTTTGTTCCCATCAGTTGGGACAATGCTAAGGTGCATGAGGCCGTATTCATTTCCCGCGTGGCGAAGAAAGGCTGGTATTACACCCGGCTTGAATGGCATACGTGGGACGGGATGACATACACCATTCGGAATGAGTTGTACCGCAGCGAGATGCAAAAAGGCGCGAACGGCGATAGTCAGGATATTTTGGGCATCCGGGTGCCGCTGGCGGAAATGTACCCGTATCTGGATGAGGAAACCATCGTGCCGGTGGGCGAAAGCCTGTTTTGCTACTGGCGGACGCCCGTTGCCAATAACCTGGACGATAACAGCCCGCTTGGCATGAGCGTATACGGCAACGCGCTGGAGACGCTGCACGCGCTGGATATCTGCTATGACAGCTTCGTTCGGGAGTTTAGGCTGGGCAAAAAGCGCATTATCGTTCCGGCCCGCGCCGTGCGCACGGTGGTTGATCCCGAAACAGGACTGGCGCGGCGGTATTTCGACCCCGGCGATGAAACCTATGAGGCGCTGGCCAGCGACGACCCCAACGATTTGAAGATCACGGACAACAGCGTGGAGCTGCGGGTGGAGGAGCATATCGCGGCCATCAACGCCTTTTTGTCCATCCTGTGCCTGCAGCTGGGCTTCAGCGCTGGCACGTTCACCTTCGATCAGCATGATGGCGTGAAAACCGCCACCGAAGTGATCAGCGAGAACAGCAAGACCTATAAGACCATCAAAACCATGCAGAACCAGCTTGCACCCGCCATTGAACACCTTGTGCGGAACATCGTGGATGTGGCTACGCTGTACGGCATGGAGTTTGAAGGGCAGAGCGTGGAGCGGCTGGCCGCTGGCGGCTATCATGTGCAGGTGACCTTCGATGACGGCGTGACGCAGGACAGGCAGACCAATATCAACGAGGGCGTGATGCTGGTGGGCGCTGGGCTGTTGAGCAAATACACCTTTATGACCGATAAGAAGTACGGCCAAGGGCTTACGCCCGAAGAAGCCGAAGCCGAATTGAAGCGCATCAAGGAAGAAGGCACGGGCAACAGCGTGGATGTGACGCGCCTGTTCGGCGGGATGGAGTGATTAAATGCGGCCAGCGTTCTTGGATGAAATGTCGTGGAGCATGGCCGAGGTGTACGGCGCTGTTACGGATCGCATATTAATCAACCTTGCCCGGTATTTCCCGTACGTGAAACCGGGGGAAGAACTGCCGGGGGCGTTTGAATATCAGGCGCGGATGCTGGCGAAAATGGGACAGGTGAACCGCGACACGGCGGATATCATTATGAAAAGCCTGGACGGCGCGGACGCCGCCCTGCGCGGGGCGCTGGAAACGGCTATCATGGACGCGCTGAAAAACGAAGAGCCCAAGCTGCGCAAGGCCGCCGAGCAAGGGCTGCTTGGAAGCTTCATCCCGCCGGAGGTTGCCCCGGGACAGATGCAGGCATTCAAAAGCTATTACGCCCAGAGCGCCGATAAACTGAACCTGGTAAACACGGTGATGCTGGAAAGCACCCAGGCGGCGTATACGGCCACGGTATCCGATGTGGTGAACAGGATACAGAACACACAAGCCATTTTGAACACCGGCGCGGGCGAGGTGATCACCGGCGTTTCAAGCTGGAACACGGCCATGCGTGACGCAGTGCGCAAAATGGTGGATAACGGCCTGACGGGCTTCATCGACCACGGCGGGCATCGCTGGTCACCCGAGGCCTATGTTGCAATGGACATTCGCACGACGATGTTTAACACATCCCGCGCCGCCATCAACGAGCGGGCGCAGGAATACGGGTGCGACCTGTATCAGGTGAGCAGCCACAACGGCGCGCGCCCCCTGTGTTACCCGTGGCAGGGCAAGGTGATCAGCCGAAGCGGCTGGACTGGCACGGTGGAGGACTTGGACGGCAACAAAGTGACCGTACACAGCGAAAGCGAGATTGAATCCTTCCGCTACGGCGGCGGGCTATTCGGCGTAAACTGCGGGCATTATCCCATGAACTTCATCCCCGGCGTATCCACCATCAAGGGCGAACCCCAAGACCCGGAGGAAAACGAAAAGACCTACGCCGAAAGCCAACAGCAAAGGGCGCTGGAGCGCAAGCTGCGGGCAGAGCGGCGGGATCTGGAAGTGATGAAAGCGCAGGGCGCGGATGAACAGGCCATCAAAGCCCAGCGGGACAAGGTACGCAAGGCCAGCGCGGACATCGACCAATTCTGCGAGGACACCGGGCGGGCACGCAGGAGAAACCGCGAATATGCCCCGGCCAACGCGAAGTTCCCGCCGAAAGACAGTTATAACCCGGCAGAGTTCCCGACAGAACAGCGCGACCGGATCAATGATTGGTTCAGGAATGGCGGGGATAACCCGCCTCCGCAGCCGACCAATATCCATCTTGGGCCGGACAACATACCGCCGCAGGGGCAAACACAGGTTGCAATACCGGGGCCTGTTAAGTCAGAGTTTACACCAGCAAAAACAATCGAAGAAGCCGAGAAGTTTGCTGAATCGTTTACGGATACAAGCAGATGGGGCGCGGTTGGCGTATCTTATAAGGGGGTCAGCGTTGACGTTGCAAATGAAGTGAACGAAACGCTTTCAACGTTCTATAACACATACAAGGTGGATAAGTTCGGCGGTGTGGTTGCCCCGGCTGGAAACACAAAACTTGGAAAAATGGTTGGCGATGCAACAGCCGGATATATGCCGATGCGTCATAGCATTGTTTTGAACAGGGCAACTCTTAAAAATATGGCCATAGCCGAAAAGGGATTCGCAGAAGAACAAAGCATTCTTGATAGGTATTTTGCGAATCCGCAAGGCTGGAAATTCAAAACAGAGCGCGCAAAGCGTGTTGTTGAAGCATCGAGGTTAAGCGGGCGCGCAACAGTCCCGAAAAACGTAAAAGAAGCCATTTGGCATGAATTGGGGCATTCCCTTGAAAAGCCGTTGCGCGGCGTAACCAATTATGGAAAGATCAAAGAAGGGTTCAATGTATGGGCTGAAAAGGTTTCGGGCTATGCAACAGCCGACTTTGACGAATACATTGCGGAAAGTTTCTGCGCGTGGAACAAGGGCGAGGCGATTGATCCCGAGTTGATTGCAGGGTTCAAATCATTGTGGAGGTAAATGGCATGGACATTGATGCAATTTTTGCGGATGATTTCTTCATCGCTTCAAATAACTTGATTGAAGAAAAAGACGAACAGCAGGACAAAAAAGAAACTGACAAGGAGGGTGCCAAATGAATTGCACACACCCTGTACTGTACGACCGCGAAGACGGCCTGTACTGCCATATCTGCGGGGCGCTGATCGCGCCGAAGGATGCGGGCGATAAACCGCAAGCCAACGAAGAGAAGGCCGTCAAAACGCAGAAAAAGCCGGTTAAACGCAAAACGGCAAAAGCCGATAATTAAGCCGCGCTTTCATTACGCTTAAAGAAACAGACTGCAAGTAAAATTTGCGGCCTGTTTTTTTAATACCATCACGCCCGGCGGGGCGTTAAACACGCACCGGCCTATCACTCTAACAGGCCGCATAAAGGAGGAGTATGAGCAACATTTTCACCCGAAAAGCGCTGAATGAGATCATGAGCAATGAGGGCTTGACCCCGGAGCAGCGCACGGAACAGGTTTTCGGCCTGTACGGGCGCGCGCTG